CAACCTTGAACATGTCTGGTCAATTGACAAACACGGTGGCGAATGGCACTGCGCCTTTTGTTGTTTCTAGCACAACGACTGTTGCCAACTTGGGAGCCACAAACACTGTCAACACAGCGATAACTGCGGCCTCTACGGGCACAACAAACTATCTAACTTTCGTAACGGCGACTAGCGGTAATTTGCCACAATTGGTAAACTCGTCAATAACTTGTAACGCAACAAATGGCACAATCACAGGTGGCATTGTAGGTGGAGCATTTTAATGTTTAAAGATACAATAGTGAAAAGGATTTAATCTGATGTTTTATACTTATGCACATTACAAACCTGACAACTCAGTGTTTTACATTGGGAAGGGTCAGCGTAACCGTGCATATGACAAAATCAGCAGAAGCAAAAAATGGAAGTCTTTAGTAGCTGAAATTAAAGATTACAAAGTTGAGTTGCTTGGTCATTGGAAGACTGAGCAAGAAGCTTTTGAGCATGAAATATTTTTAATTGATTGTTTTAAAAATATGGGTGCTGAACTAATCAATGTATCCAAAGGTGGGTATGGTGCTTCTGGATATAAACATACTGAAGAATTTAAAAGTGCTCGACATAAATCAATGATTGGTCATGATAATCCATTTTATGGAAAGACTCATTCTCTTGAAACAAAAGAAAAAATATCTTTAGCCAAAAGAAAAAAACCTATATCACCTTGGTTGGGAAAAAAAAGATCAGAAGAGACAAAGAAAAAAATATCCGATGCTTTGATGGGTAGACAAGGACATAAACACACTGAAGAGTCAAAGAAAAAATTATCTTTATCTCATATGGGCAAAAAACAAGCCCCACCAAGTGAAGATACTAAAAAGAAATTATCTGAGGCAATTAAAAAGTCTTGGATTGCAAGACGATTAAAAGTAACACGAAAGGTTTAATATGTCGCAAAGTGGCTACACGCCTATTTTGATCTACGCCAGTGGCTCAACTGGTAACACTCCTTCTGCCACCAACTTGACGAGCAGTGCAAGTGGTGCCGAGCTTGCATTGAATTACTTTGATGGCAAGCTCTTCTATAAAGACGCTTCGGGTAATGTGCAGGTGTTGGCTTCGAAAGCCGCCACATCAACAACTATTAGTTTTGGTACAACTGGGCTTACCCCATCTACCGCATCTACCGGCGCAATCACTGTTGCCGGTACCTTGATCACCTCAAACGGTGGAACAGGACTTACATCATTCACAGCAAATGGTGTGGTATATGCTTCTAGTACAAGTGCTTTAGCTACTGGGTCAGGAATTACTTATAACGGAACAACATTTAGTACATCTAATGACGCATCTATACACGGACTAACAGTAGGTCAAGGTTCGGGTTCTGTATCAAATAATACAGCAGTTGGTAGTGGAGCGTTAGGAACTGTAAACACAGGCGCATTTAACGATTCATTTGGTTTTAATTCTTTAAACTCAAATACTTCTGGAACAACTAATACGGCAATAGGTTCTGGTACTTTATTTGCAAATTTAACTGGCTCTTATAATGTAGCTATTGGTAGGACAGCTCTTTCATCCAACACCACAGCATCTTACAATACAGCATTAGGTTATCAATCTTTATACAGCAACACCGTTGCTGGGTACAGCGTAGCACTTGGCTATCAAGCTGGATATTCATACAATAGAACTGCTGATAATAACAACGGATACAACACTTTTGTAGGGCCGTTTGCTGGTTATTATTGCACTACTGGTCGTGCTAATACTGTTATTGGTGGCTTTAACGGCAACCAAGGTGGTTTAGACATTCGTACTTCTAGTAATTATATTGTTCTAGCTGATGGGGACGGAAATCCGCAGGGATATTATACAAATACCAGTTTGTATTGGTCTTTTGTTAATCAAGTTAGAACTCCAGTTTTATATGCTACTGGAACAGGAAATGCTGGTGGAGTTTATTTAGGTGCAGGAACTTCAAACGGTTTAATTTCTCAAGCATCATCTGGGTCTGGAACAGTTACAACATATATCGGTAATCAAGCAATTACAACAGTATCAGATTCTCGTTTAAAAGAGAATGTAGTAAATACAACTAGAAATGGTTTAAATATTGTTAATCAACTAAGAGTTGTTGACCATACCTGGAATGACCCTAGCGACCAATGTGAAAATAATCGTAATAGTCGTGGAGTTTGGATGGGTTTAATTGCTCAAGAAGCGCAACCTATTATTCCTTGGGTTGTAAATAAACCTACAAAAGATGTAGATGAAGAAGGTAATCCTCAATATTGGCACATGGATTATGGATATTCTGTTCCTTTGTTAATTAAAGCAATTCAAGAACTATCCGCACAAGTAACAACATTACAAGAAACGGTAACTGCATTACAAGCTAAGGTGGGCACATGAACCAAGTAATCACAACCCTAAAATCAAAGCAGGTTCAATGGGCATTAGTTATTGCCATACTCTCAGTATTGCAGGGCTTCGTCATGGAGCTATCCCTAACTCCTATCCATCAAATGATAGTGGGTTGTATAATTTCTGTGGTCGTAGTGTTACTACGATACATTGAGCTTTCAGGTAATCCGTCAACCTGATTTAATGACGGCAATTTTTTAGGAAGTTAAAAAATGAAAGAACTCACTCTATCACTATTTGAAGGCGAAGTAAAAGACATCATCAATGTCTTAGGTCAGATGCCTACACAATCAAATGCTTGGCCTTTAATGCAAAAAGTCATTAGCCAGCTCCAAGCACAAGTTCCTCCTGCACCACCTGCAGAAGACATATCTACACAATAAGGTTCAATATGCATTTTCTAAAAGAAATCAGACATCATCTTAAAGAGTTTGAGTCAGAAGCTTCTGATGAGATTCATAGGTTTATTGACTTCTTACACTCTAAGTATGAGCCTGTTGGTCCAGCAGTAGTTGCACCACCTGCTCCTCTTGGTCAGCCAGATGCTTCAACATTTACTGCGCCTGTAGTTGATCCTACACCTGCGGCAATTGTTGAGCCTACGATTGAAGTTACTGCACCAGTTGCTGAAGTAACTGCCGAACCAGTTGCTGAAGAAACAACAACTGAAGATGCGCCTAAGAAAGCAAAAAAGGCTGAGTAATGGAAGACGTTGACAAACGACTGGCAGTGCATGAAGCAGTGTGCGCTGAGAGATATGGGCATATTACTAACAGAATGACGAAGATTGAGTATCTTCTCTATGGCGTAATATTTGCAGTACTTTTAGGCCCTGGCGCTGCCAGTGAGTTTGTCAAGAAGTTTCTAGGAATATAGATTGACCCATTCACTCTCATTGCAGCTGCTAGTACAGCTCTTAAGCTTGTTAAGCAGGGTTGTGAAATGTTTCGTGAGGGTCAAGCTGTTGTTAAAGATGTGGTTAAAACAGCTAATGAAGTTAAAGCAATTGGCAAAGAAGTTACTGGCATATTTGGATGGATTGCAAACTTATTCTCTGGTTCACAACCAGAACAGAAAGTTGAAGCTTCAGAAGTAAAGAAGAAAAAGAAACAAGCCGAAGAATTTGATGCACCGGCTGTTTATGCAGAGATTGGAAAGCAGATTACGGCGTTTTTTAAAGCATACAACACTTTAAAAGACCACATTGAAGAAGAAGAGATTAAGTCAAGGACAATTTACGACCCTTCAGGAGATCAAACAGAAAAAGCAGTGCAACGAGTATTAGCCATGAGCCAGATGGAAGAAATGCAAGTGGAGCTACGTGAATACATGGTATATCATGTACCACCAGAACTAAAAGATCTTTACACTCGGGTTAATCGGATGATCGGCACCATTGCAAATGAGCAAGCAATGGCTAAGAAAGCACTGTACAGGAAAAGAAAAGAGATAGAAGCACAACAGAGGGAACTAGAAGACAAGATATGGTTTAGAACTGCTTCGACAATCGCAGTAGTTTTTGTGGCAATTTATTTCGTAGGTCTAATGTGGGCAATAAACAAGGCGAGTCATGGACCTATGTAATTATTATCATTGTGTTGGCTTTTTTGTTTGTGCTAGTCTTACCAGTGATCGGATTTATGTATATGGAAGTTCATCGAGATAGAATTTTGATGGATGCAAACGTAAAGCGGATTGAAAAGCTGAAGAAAGAAATGGAACAGCAAAAGGAAAAAAGTGAATGAGAGTATGCGCTTTATTGATCTTGTTGTTAGCGGGGTGTCACGATGAATATCGTTACTACTGTCAAGATCCAGATCATTTTAGTGATGCTCAGTGCCAGCATCCTCGTTGTGAATTTACTCAAGATTGTCCTGAATACCTTGTAGCCCCAATACTGGAGAAGAAAATTGAAGGAACTACTATTGCTCCTGCTAACCCCCAACCCCAATCAGGAACGACTAACTGCCGATGAGATAGAGGCTCGTGTTAGAGCTTTTGTTGTAGTTACTGTCACTCTCATACTATTTTTCATAGTAGTTACTTTAATTTACAGCGTAATGTTCGTATCTCAGCCAATCAAGGCTATGGCACCTATTGACCAGGCTTTTACTAAAATGCTGAATGATATCGTTCTGCTGATAGTGGGTGGTATTGGCGGAATAATGACTAAGGGGTTGACTAACGAAGCTACTGCAATAATGAACAACGTCAAGGCAGGTACTTCTGCTTATGTAGCCCCTAAAGTAGAAACTATTACAATGGCAGCTGCTTCTCCTGCTGGCTGGACACCTCCTCCTACACCTGTTGGTCCGCCTAAGCTTGAAGATCCTGAAGAGAGACTAAGAACTGCGCAGGCTAGAGAGAGCACAAAGAATGTTTAGTCTATTTAACCCGATCGTTGAGACTGTTATCGTCTCTTTACTTATAGGAGTATATTTTTATGCCCACCATTCAGGTTATCAAGAACGAGTTGCAGAAGATCAAGCAGAGATTGCAAGACTTAATGAAGAAGCTCGCACAAAAGAACAGCAAGTAGCTACAAAGTTTAGTCAACTTAATTTACAGCTAAAGAAAGCCAAAGATGATATTAAAACCAAGCAGACTAGTATTGATGCTCGTATTGACTCTGGCGAGTTGCAGCTTCCTTCGTCCGGCTGTACCATACACTCCACCACAGATACCACCGTTGGAAATGGAGAAAAAGGAAGCCAATCTGACAGACAGGCTATTAAAGATATTGTCGCCATCACAACAGACGGAGACAATGCCATCCAAGACCTTAACGCCTGCATCGCCAAATACAACGAAGTAAGAGACGCATTTAACAAGGCTAAGAAATGATCACAGCAGATCAACTTCATAGACTAGGAATTGACGCTGTATGGGTTGATCCTTTAAATGAGACATTTGATAGATTTAAGATCGTCACAAAAGAAGAGCAAGCTTGCTTTATTGGTCAGTTCAGCTATGAATCTAACCACTTCAAGTCATTGTCTGAAAATCTAAACTATAGACCAGAGACTCTAATGCAGCTATGGCCTAAACGGTTTCCAACAATGGATGAGGCAATGAAGTATGCTCATCAGCCAGAGAAGATTGCTAACCATATCTATGCCAATAGAATGGGCAACAGGGATGAAGCTTCTGGTGACGGTTGGCTATTTAGAGGCTCAGCAATCTGTCAACTGACAGGGCACGATAACTTTTGGCATGCCGGCCAAGCCTTAGGTATAGACTTAGTTCGAAATCCTGACTTGGCAAGGACGCCTAAGTGGGCAGCGCCTATTGGGGGATGGTTTTGGTCAACTCATGGCTGTAGCCAACTGGCAGATGCTAAGAACTATGATGCTCTGACAGAGAGAATCAATGGCGGTTTATTTGGTGCAAAAGAAAGAGTGGTTGTTATGCATCAGGCTGAGCAGATTATTGTATAGTGAATATAATATGACCTGTAGCCAGTTTGCATTAAACGGTAGTCTTCTTAAGCACGACATTAGGATAATGCAATGACTGATTCATTTGCTCTTACATACTCAAATCTGATCACTACAATTGAACAGTATTTAGAGCGTTCTGATGCTGCAGTAGTTAATCAAATACCTGTTGCTATTACACTATGTGAGTTTGAAATAGCACAGCAGATGAAGTCGCTTGGTCAGCAAAAAGTTGTTGAGAGTACTTTATCCATTGGTAACCCAGTTATAGCTAAGCCTGCAAGGTGGCGTAAAACCGTCTCATTTAATGTAACTGGACCAAACGGTCCACAGCCTGTTTTACTTCGTAAGTATGAGTACTTATTAAACTACAACACTGGCGGATCTAACGGTATACCTTTGTATTATGCAGACTATGACTACAATCATTGGTTTATATCACCTGCACCAGATCAAGCTTACCCGTTTGAAGTCTTATATTATGAGCGTATTCAGCCATTAGACTCAACTAATCAGACTAATTGGATTACGCAAAATGCGCCTAATGCATATATCTATGGGACACTTTTGCAGATGATGCCATTCTTAAAGAATGATCAAAGAACAGTGTTTCAAGAAAAATATAAAGAAGCAATTGAAGTTCTTATCAACGAAGATAAAGTTCGTCTGGCTGATCGTCAAGCCATTGCACAGGATTCATAACCATGACAACATATACCGATCCATTTACAGCACAGACCATATCACCATCGCAGGTTGCATATGAGTCGTTAACAATCTCTACTAATACGTATTTGACTTGGCCAGTCAATGGCAATACTTCTTTTATTGCAGCCAATATTATTGAAGTTACTGCCACAACTGCTGGTTTGTCACTGTTAATGCCAAATGCTCAGCAAGTGTCTGTTGGACAAGCAGTGATTGTTAGAAATATTGGTTCCATTGCATTTACAGTCACTGACAATGCTGGTACAACCATTATTAACATACCACCTGGTACACCATCAACAAGCATTAATACGTACTATATTTATTTAACTAATAATAGTACTTCTTATGGTACTTGGGCAAATATTGCAATGGGTGCTGGCACATCATCTGCTAGTGCATCAACACTTGCAGGGTATGGGTTAATAGCACTTGCCAACACATTAAATCAAGCATACAATGTCACTACTTTGTACTCTGGTTTGTTGCTATCTGCACAGAATAGAGCTACGTTCTTTGTGTGGGCAGGCGGCGTTGGCACTATTTCACTTCCCTCATCATCGGTTGTAGGTAACAACTGGTTTGTGATGATTAAGAACAATGGTAGTGGAATATTAACTATTTCCCCTGGCGGTTCTGACACTATTGACGGCAATTCATCACAGCAACTGCAACTAGGTGAGTCATTAGTACTTGTATCTAATGGGTCATCAGGATTTGACACATATGGCTATGGCAGGTCAAATACTTTTGCATATACGCAACTAGCTTTAACGGTAACAGGTGGTACAACTACACTCACATCGACACAAGCGGCTAATACAATTCAAGAGTATTCTGGCACACTTACTAGCAATCAGATTATCATACTGCCCTCTACAGTGCAAGTGTATATTGTCACCAATAGCACATCAGGCGCATATACTCTGACATTTAAGACAACTGCTGTAGGCGCATCTGTTATAGCAGTCCCACAAAATCAGACAATTACTATTGCATGTGATGGAACTAATGTCTACTCTGCCAATACATATATAGCATCCGGTTTATCAAGCATTACTGTTAATCCTGGATCAGCAGCATCTCCGTCAATTAACTTTACAGGTAACTTAGTAACTGGGTTTTATCAACCTGCAAGTAATCAAATTGGCTTTACAGCTAATGGTTCAAGCGTAGGAATTGTCACTAGTTCAGGTTGGCAATTGACTGCGGGTGTTGTTGGAGGAGCATTTTGACAGCACAAGTCATATCCTTAGCTATACAACCTGGGATTCAACGGGATGGCACTCGGCTTGATGCACCACTTTATGTGGATGGGCAATGGGTCAGATTTCAGCGTGGTAGACCTCGTAAGATTGGTGGGTATAAGGCAATTTTCTTAAATTCACCTGGAATATCTCGTGGCATGGTTATGCAGTCACAACAAGGCATTAACTATGTGTATTCTGGTTATAGCAACTCTGTCCAATATTGGCAAACAGATAATGATGATGGCGTAGGCTCAGGGCCTGAACCTATTACTTTAGACACAAATTATTTTGTTTCAAATACTAATAATCTCTGGCAGTTTGATATTGGCTATGATGCCAATGGTTCAGGCGCACTAAATGTAATTGCTCATCCTGGTCAAAATCTTAGTGATATAGACAATACTGTAGACACTTATGTATTAGCAGGTTCATTTCCTGGGGGTACACTCACTGCAGTAGGTGTATTTACTGCGGTTGGTGTGCTGACAGGAACATCATTTGTTATTTCATCTGCCAATTATAAGATTAATACTAACCAACTGGTTACAGGTGGAGGGTTAGCTGCAGGAACAACAGTTATTTCGTCTATAGTGTCAGGTTCAACCACTACTGTGACATTGTCGGGTAGTGGTTCTAATGGCTCACATACGCTCACATTTGATAATCAGATCTCTGTGTCTGGCGGTGCTTGTATGGTTTATCCATACCTTTTTGTATATGGGAACAATGGCCTGATTCAGAACTGTGCTGCTGGTGACTTTACTAACTGGGTATCAGCCGACTCAAATGCTAACAACATATCAGGCACAAAAGTAGTTAAAGGTCTACCTCTTCGTGGAGGAACAACATCACCATCTGGATTGTTCTGGTCACTTGATCAGCTAACTCGTGTGTCTTACAACCCTACGACCGTTGGTTCATCAACGTTGTACTGGCGGTATGACATTATCAGTTCACAAACATCTATATTGTCATCTAATTCACCTATTGAATATGATGGTATATACTACTGGATAGGCGTTGATAGATTCTTAATGTATAACGGGGTTGTTCAAGAAATCCCGAACAACACCAATATTAACTACTTCTTTGACAATGTTAACTATGTGCAGCGACAAAAAGTATGGGCTGCTAAAATACCTCGTTGGGGTGAGATCTGGTGGTTTTTCCCAAGTGGTAGTTCTACAGAGTGCAATGATGCAATTATCTATAATATCCGTGAGAATACTTGGTATGATGCAGGCCAAGCACTAGGCGCACAAAGGTCTGCAGGAGTGTTTTCAGAGGTATTTAGGTTTCCTATTTGGGCTGGCAATGCAACTAATACGCTAAATCAGTGTACAATTTGGCAGCATGAAGTAGGGACAGATCAGATTTATCTGACACAAGTTGATGCCATCAATTCATACTTTGAGACTAACTCTATTGGCTGGAACACAGGCGGCCCTGGTCAGAAGTCATTATCCGGGTTGAATAACTGGATTAGATTAGAAAGAATTGAGCCTGACTTTAACATGAATGGTCAGATGTCAGTAACAGTCTTAGGTAAGGGTTATGCTGATGATATTGATGTTGCATCAGAGCCATATTACTTTGACAATACTACACTTAAAATCGACATGAGAGAACAGAGGCGTGAGATGCGCTTAAGATTCACTAGCAACACTTTTAACGGTACATATGAATGTGGTTCGAACATTCTAAGCGCTGATATTGGTGATGTAAGAAGCACAGGTAACCCATAATGGTTGTATATGATCCACGTGGGCATACATGGGATACTTGGTGCAAAAGAATGTGTGACTTATTTGCTTCTAATCAACTAGGCTTTGTAAATGAGGACAAGTGGCGATCATGGGCTGATGGGGTACAAGGTATTGGTTACTTTGTTAACTCGGCAGTTCCTGATCAAAGAGTGTTTAAAGACTGGCAATCATGGGCAAAAGCCTTTGTAGGTGCTATGTCTATTGACGGATAAACTATGAAACCTTCTGAAATTATTAAGCATGTAGCAATGCAAGTGGGTATTGACCCTAATGTTGCAATTATAGAAGCGCATAAGCGGTTGCAACAGCCTGGTGAAATTATGATCCAGCATGATGATAGTCTGATGTACTATAAGAAAATTGGAAACATGTCAGCTGCTGTGTACTTTATATCTGCTGACTCAGCGCTAAGCATGTTTAGTGCTATTTCTTATTTTAAAAAGAAACTAAAACAAGTCGGTGTTCAAATGATTTATATGAACACTCAAAATAAGCAAATGATTGAAGCATTAAAGACAGCAGGTATTAAAATGGTTCATTCAAATATTCAGCAATACCATTTAATGGCAAGAATATGAACTTAGATACAAATTGGTCAGTTAAAGAATTCATGGAGTGGTGGGTTAAAGAGAAGATCATTAGGCCCCCTTTTCTAGACGGCATCTTTTTTACAGACATTGCCGCATCTATTGTCTTATTTAGGAATGGCCCATTTCAAGTTGAAATGTATATTTCTAAGCCAGACACAGAATCACCTTACCATAGTCACCCGGGTGTAGATTCTCTGTTAATGTATTTGACAGGCAACTTAGTGTTTGGTAAAGATAATCAGCAAATGGATTTGTCTGAGTTTCAAAGGCCTAGAGATAATGAACCTGATGTTCACTTTTTACTAGGTAAGTTTGACATTCTTGAGCCTAATCAGTTGCACAATTTAAAGACTATGAGTGAAGGTGGTGCATTCTTTTCATTTGAGAAATGGAATGATCGTATACCGAACTCTGTAACAGTTAACTGGGAAGGTGAGCCTTCTGGCAGTCTGCATAAACAAGTGATTGAGAAAAGTACAGCATGATCTCATTTCAGAAAGAAGCACCTCAACCATTTGCTCAAGAAGCAATGGATTTGTTTAATGCTCACTTTCATGAAATTGCTGAGAGAACAGACATAATTGAGCTTGACCCTGATGTAGAAGCATATCAACGATTGTATGCGCAAAACAAGCTAGAGATTCATACGATTAGAGAAGATGATAAGTTAATTGGCTATAGCATTTGGTTTGTAATGAACCATTTACACTACAAAAAGAGTTTAACTGCAAATTCTGATGTGTTGTTTATTCATCCTGACTTTAGAAAAGGAATGACAGGCGTAAAGTTTATTACATGGTCATTGAATGAGATTAAGAAGAGAAAGCCTCAACGAATTGCATTCCATATGAAGCCATTTTTAGACTATAGCCCTATCATTGAAAGGCTAGGTGCTAAGTATTTTGAGAAAACGTATACCATTGTAATGGAGTGATATTATGGGTTTTACAGCGGCAGCAGTAGATTTAAGCGCAGGGGCAGCAGCGGCAGTTGATGTCGGTGCGGCAGCAATTGATGCAGGTGCTGCAGCGGCGGCTACAGATGCAACAGTTGCGGCGGCTACAGATGCAACGACAGTAGGGACTGTTGATGCGGCGGCTACAGATGCGGCAGCAACTACTACAGATGCAACGGTTACAGATGCGGCAGCAACAGATACAGCTGCAACAACTACAGATGCAGCAGCAACTACTACAGATGCACAAGCTGCAGCTGATGAAGCAGCTCAAACTGCACAATATAATGCGAACCCATTTAATGCTAATAATCCTGCACCAGGCGTACAATTAGACCCTTATAGCCCTTCAGGCTGGTCTGATGCATCAGGAAATCCTATCAATCCTGATGGTTCTGCATATACGCCTGCGCCTGTTGATCAGCAAGTCATTGATCAAGCATCTCAATCAACTGCTACGCCTACAAACCCTCTTAACCCTGCAAACATGGCGGCAAACCAAGTTGCAAGCAAGGTTGTTAACAGCTTATTAACACCTACACAAGTTAAGCAAGCTGCTTTAAATGGTCAAATAGCCAATCCACAGACAACAACTTCAACTAGCTCTGGTTCAGGCTCAGTTTCTTCAAGTGGTTCTATTCCTGGTACTTTGTCAGGTACAGGCTTAGCAGGTGCGCCTGTATATGGGTCAAATTCTAAGATTATTTCACAATTAAAACAAATGTATCCACAATTAAACAATGTGGATCCAAGAATCTTAAACTCTGTTGTAGGTGGTTCATCAGATTCACAAGCAAACTCAATGATGCAGTCAGGTATGGGTGCATTAGGTAGTTCAGCTCAAAACCCTTATTCTTCAATGGTTCAGTCATTGTTAGGTGATAGTGGCGGTTCTAATCCTTCAGCTGGTTTGCCTATTGCTAAAGAAGGTGGCGGAACTAATGACATTCTAAGTAAATGGGCACAAAAGCAAAATGAGCAAGAAGGTACTCAGATGATGAACTCTGGGTTAAAGATGCTAGGCGCTACTAATTACAACCTTCCAGGTAATAAAGACGGAGGTCACCAGCATAAGCCAGAATTCATTACAGGAGCCACTGGCCATTACGTTAAAGGTAAAGGTGATGGACAATCTGACGACATTCCTGCAATGCTGGCGGATGGCGAATATGTGTTCGATGCCGATACTGTAGCAGCTTTAGGCAATGGCAGTTCTGATGCCGGTGCTAAGCTCTTAGATCATTTTAGAGAATCACTTAGAGAACATAAGAGATCTGCACCAGTTGATAAAATACCACCAGCAGCATCGCCTCTTGCTTACATGAAAGAAGCTTTGAAAAGGCATAAACAAGGATAATCTATGGCACTTTCATCTACTTACGCCACACCAGTTAACTTAGGGACTGCTGGCTCATCGTCAAGTGGTAGCATAACGCAAGGTGCACCACTTCCTAATATTACGACGACACAACAGCAAGCAACAGCTGCACCTAGTTTCTATACAGATTATCTTAATAATCTTGCAACACAGGGTTCTAATGCGGCATCAAATGCTCAATATGTGGGGGCACAACCTTTACAACAGCAAGCATTTAATCAAGTAGCTCAGAATGTAGGCAATTATCAGCCTGCATTAGATATGTCGACCATGCTAGCGGCTAATGTAGGCCAATCAAACTTAGCGCAAGCTTTAGGCAATCTTAACCAACAAAATATTGCTACGAACTTAGCACCTCAAGCAACTGCTGGCATAGTAGGCACAGGTCAGTTTGGCTCATCACGAGGTGCTGGAGCTCTTGGACAAGTAATCTCAAATGCTGACATTGCTACGCAAGCTCAGCAAGCTCAAGCTATGCAGCAAGACACTGCTAATCAATTAGCGGCTAGTCAGCAACTTGGTAATTTAGCAACAAGCACACAAAACTTAGGTCTTGGTGATGTTAATGCACTAGCCACATTAGGCGGTCAACAGCAAACAATTGCACAAAATCAGCAGTTGTTCCCGATGCAGCAGTTAACTAATGAGTCTGCACTCTTAAGAGGTTATACAGTACCTACAAGCACATCAAGTACGTACACCGGACCTATTCCTGGGGCATACCAAGCATCGCCATTACAACAAGTGGCTGGTCTTGGTGCATTGGCTGCAGGTATTAGTAATACAAACCTTGGTCAACAATTATTTGGTACGTCTGCATCAGGTACACCTGGTAGTGCTAATTATGTGGCTGCAACTCCTGGCATGTTTGGTAGTTTATTTGGGTCTAATAGTTCAAATGGCTCTTCAACTAGCGGTACCGACACATCTAATAATGCTATTAACTATGCAGGTGTAAATTCTAATGGCGTACCTATTTGGTACTCACCTTCTGGTGGCTATGTAGATGCTAATGGAAACCCTGTAGCTGTAACTAGCGATGAATAGAGATTAAAGGATAATTATGGCACTACCAACGGTACTTCCGACACTACCTACAGGGCTTGCAGGTGACCCTGATGCTCAAAGAGAGTACACAACAGCGCTACAAAAAGTACTGTCGTCATTAGACAATAGAAATAAGACTAATTGGTTTTCAATTGCTGGTCAATTATTTGACCCAGGTAGAACAGGCAATGCCGGTGAAGCTATTGGTAGAACAGCTACTGAAGTAGGCAAACAGCAAGAAAAGCAAGAAGAACAAGAGCCTACTATTGCAATGATGAGAGCACAGCTTGCAGGTCAAACCTATCAGATTAAAAATGAGGGTAAAGCGCTTGAAGTGCTTGCAGGTGCTATAGGAACAGACCCTAAGACATTATCAACTCAACTGTCTAATGGCACATTACCACCTGGCGCTATATCTAGAATTACACCAGAGATTATGGCAACAGCTGAGTACTTATCGCCTAAGGTTGGCTCAATTGCTAAAAACGTGTTTGATATGGAGCTTAAGACTAATCAGGCAGTAACTGAAGATCGTAAAGCTGGTGCAAGCATTGCAGACTTGATAGGTAAATACGGTAAAGATAGAGTACTGTCCGTCATAAACCCCTCATCATTACCTAATTCTATGCAGCCTCAAAGTACTGCACCTGCTGCTAATCCACCTGTTGCTAATACAGCTCCTGCACCTTTAACTAATAATGATGTTGCGCCTGCTAAGAGCCCTATGTCAGGTCGTAACCCACAATTACAGCCTGATCAAGAAGCACCTGTTAAACGAGTAGGCGGTAGAACTTTAGAAGAAGCCCTTGCTTTAACTAAACAAAACAATCTGAGCCATGGCGTTCCTTTTACAAAAGACGATGCTGCTATCTTTACACGTAGGTTTAATGGTGCGCCTGCTGACCCTGTAGCGCCTACACCTGCACCTGTTGCACAAGCTGTTCAACCAACGGCAGCACCTGCAGCTACTGTTGTTGCGCAAAACCCTGATGAAAATTTACCATGGGCAGCGCAAAGTGAAGTTGCAAAGTCAAGGATTGAAAAAGCAGATAAGCTGTGGCAAGAAAAGAAAGATGCAATTAATGAGTGGGACCCTGAAAAGATTCAAGGCTCAAATAATCGTATTAGAGAAATTCACGATATTGTTAAAGAGAAGCCACAAGTTGCAGGCTTACTTAAGAAGCAAGGTTTGTTATCTGCATTTGCAAATGCTGCACAAGAAGGCGTTACACTTGGTCAGTTTGGAAACATTAGTGTTCCAACCGAGAAGTTTATTTCATCGCTAAATCTTAAAGATACAGATCAAAGAGACGCTGCCAGATTAGCAACGCTTCTAAACCAAGAATTCTTAGAGCGGTTTAAGGCATACAAGTCAACTTTAGGCCCTAGCATATCTAATGCCGATATGATGCTTGGTAAGTCAAGCTTAGTAACACCTCAAGATACTGCAGATGCTATTAAGTACTGGTCACAGCATGGACTGGTTGTTAATCATCAACGTGAAGCCTTGTACAACAAAGCATTGCAATATGATACACAATACGGACAGTCTTCAGGTCCACAAAAGTTCTTTAGCTCACCGTACTATACTGAGACTATCAAGCAGTACCAACCGCTGTATGATCAGTTGATAAAGCAGTCACCACTTTATAAGAGACCATAATGACTACATTATCATTCTCAGACATTGATCCACGCCTTAACAGTGGGACACCTGCTAACCCACCACAAGCTCCAGCATCTTCAATTTTAAGTGATCATCCTGCAGTTGCTAATGAGACAAGTACACAACTAAGACTAGAAGATATTGACCCTAGATTAGCCGGTGCTTCTGAGAATGCTGATAATACTGCAACGTCTTCTGTTGAAAAGTCTACTGAGCAAGGCGTTATTCAGCCACAAAATGAAGCAGCCGTTGCAGGTGCAGCTGCTGGTTATGGCATGTCTAAATTGCCTATTCCACAGCCTAGAACATTAGACTTTACAAGAGCACAAGTCCAAGCAGACGTTAAGTCTAAAGCTGCAAACAGACTTCAAGACCAAATCTTTAATGAAGTTAAGCAGCATGGTGCAACAGTTGATAAGCTAACTAATGAACTAAGCCAGGCAAAGTCATTGCATAGCAATACCAAAGATGCTCTTACTCAAGCAGAAGAAAATTTAAGGTCTACAGGCATTGAGCCTAATCCACCACCTAAAGCAGCTGTTGAAGCTGAACCTGAGCCTCCTAAGTTATCGGCTGGAGCCGAGAGACATACTAATAAGATGTCTGAAATACGAACAGGTAACAAGGTACAACGTGGTCTTGAAGGTGTTAAAGAGTTTGAAGGTATGGGTAGTCTTCCTGGCTACTCTAGAAATAGTCGTTTGATTGTTCCGTCTGAATATGCTGAAGCTCCTGTATTAACACCGGCACAACTTGAAGCACATGATGCTCTTGCCAAAGCTAAATCTGCTCATGCTGAGTCTGTGACTCGTCTTAACAAAGCACAAATGGCTCTTGAAAAGCATGTTGCTAAATCACCTATTGCACAGACAACAAAGACAGCAGCTACAAGAGCCACTGAAAAAGCAGCAGAAGCAGCCGACCTTCTTGAAGGTCTTAAATCGTCGTCACCATTCCTTGCAAAAGTGGGTACAGCAATTGGAAAAATTCCTGCACTTGGTATAGCAGGTGGTGCACTTGCTGGGCATGATCTTTATCAAGCATACCAAGACTATGAGAAACAAGACTATCCAGAAATGGCAGCACATCTGTCAACTGGTGTAGGCGGTGCATTGTTATCTATTCCTCATCCTTATGCACGAGTTGCAGGTGCACTGGTTTCTGCCCCTGGCTTGGCTTATCAAGGATATAAGGCACTAAACCCCTAGGATTCTGTGCTAGGATAGTCCCTACGTGAAATGCTTCAATCCAGATATTGTAAGGGTCCTTTAATAGATCCTCATTATTAGTTTTCTTAAGCAAATCAAGCCACTCTTGGTATGTTTGCTGAACCATTGGGTTGATCATAGTACGTCTTTCAAATATAGTTTATAGTATCTAACCGCTCGGTTAAGTGCTTGCTTTTTAACCTTGTACTCTTCACACACGTCAACTTGACGGTGTAAGTAAACAACAACTAAGGATAGCATCTTAATTGTTTCAGAGTGCCAATTAGGGTTGTATGACACAAACTCCTTAAAAAGGAACTTACGCTCCTTCAGTGTAAGCTCCTTTAGTTGTTTATAGGTTTCTTTCCAATGGTTCATCGGTGTTTCTTCTCTATTGCATCAATTTGGTTAAGCAGGTCTTCCCTAATTTTTAAGTAGGTTTCACTGCCAGCATATTCATCTCTGCCTTTGTTGTGGTAGAACTGCTCTTCACACCAGTCAAAATTATCATTCTTTGCATTTGGTGGGAAAATGTTTGTCTTGCCTTTGGCAGATTGACGTTGATAAAAAGCATCAGGCTTTCTAAAGTCAACCAATCCCTTCAAGAACGGATATTTCTTAAGAACCTCTAGCCATAGCTTCATAGCAATAATGTTGTCTACGGTTGTTTGAATTTGTTCATCACCTCGCATAATACAGTACCCGATAAGGTCTTTAATTGTGCAACGAACCATGTAAAAATGCTCAAAATTCCTAGGCATGATAGTACGAGTATCAAGCCCATGAACGCAACCACTGTCAAGCATGTCAACATACAAGTCTCTAGCCATTGTAGTAATTGTCTTATATCGTTCATAGAACTCCGGGTTTGCCATTATTGAGGGTTTAACCATTACACGGTCGTCACGCATATCACGATCACCATGTACTTGAGCTGCAAAGCTAAATAGTCTATGTCTGATCAGATGTGTTGTATCTATCATGTCGATGCCATTCACGGACCATGTCAGATTGATCGTCTCCATCGCCGTGGGTAGTAATTCATACCTGAATAGTTCATCAATGGTTTGGTCAATGTCATCCTCAGGGAACTCCCATTGGATCTTATCATTCCATGTGTTCATTAAGAAGACTGATATGGTCTTCCTAAACTCTGGAATAGTCGGTGCATGGACTATTTGTACATCAATGTTTTCTAGCTGGTTTACGAACTGAACTGGTCCGGGTTTGTTTCCGAACTTTAGTTGCGTATGCATCTTTTGTAGGTGCGGCATCTGATTCTTGTTCACTTTTGGCATATCTAACTCCTTGTTTAACTTTGTTTAAATGTAACTCTACTAACCTGGCATAACCTGCAATGTCTGTCCAACTATCCACATGGTCGGGTGAAACCGCCAATCTAGATAATTTCATAACAATCTTTGAAAAGAATAAATAGTAGATAGGTGGTAATGGCAGTTTGTACTGATCAAAATACCTACCTTTTATTATTTCAAGGATTTGTGCTTCACATGTTATACCCTCAAAAAAATCACCGTAGACCTCTTGGCGGTCTTGCAGAACTTCGTCTATCATTTTCATGGCTTCACCTTATACGGTTTAAGTTTTTCCTCAAGTTCAAGTAGACGTCTACCACTGTTGATGTAAACGTCCTCCATATAACCACCATTACCCATGTTAAGCTCGTTCTTAGAATACTGGCGGCATTGGAGAGCGTCTGCATAATGTACGACCATAGACTCAACTGAGCCATCATGGTACATGTTGCAATAATCGGCAACCTCTAAAGGAAACCTCTTTACTATTTGTTCTTCAGCTTCTTTTAAAGCTTGTGCAACCATAGGAAAGTTCTTTTTAACCAAATGGTTTACATCAGATATTTCCATCTCTGCAAGATCATGGCAAATAGCAATCTTAATAGCTCGGTCTACGTCAAACCTATAGTCATTAGCCATGAGCAATACACCAAGAGCCACAAAGAAGCTATGACTAGCTACGCTCTCTTGATGAATTACAGGCTTCATGCTGTAACGTTTGGTATGCTCCAATGAGTAACTATTAAGAAAAAATTGTTGAAGTTGTTTATTCATGCGTTTTCTCCAAATGTTTCTTAATCCAATCATCCAACTTTTCATGCAACCATTCAATATTACGCTCACCAACTGATTTGCCGTTATCCGTTATTCTAGGGTCAGTCAAAATATCTTTGATGATATCTCCTGAAGTGAACGTGATGGTGCTTCCGTCATGTGTCGTGTTTACATTTAATCCGACTCCTTTATGAGAAACGCCAAATCCAGATATTAAAACTTCATTCATGTGTTCTTTCCTTTTTACAAACATAATTTGGGTACTCTTGCATATAACCAATTCCTTTGGATGCATCAATTGGTTGCCAAACATAATAGTACCCTTGTTGAATTAATACCCCTCCTTGCTCCTCACAGCTTGGCCCACAACCTGATAAAAGCAAACAAAGCATTAATACTTTCATGTGTTTTTCCTTTATTCATAGTCAATAGTCTCCTCGGACCAGTTTTTACGCTTAAACACACCGGACTTTGTAATATCCTCTAATGCTTGGTCAAGTTGTCCAAAGCTACGGACTATGGACCCTGTGGATGCAAGCACTAAATTAAACTTCTGGCCTGGCTTACCATCCAACCACATATAAATAATTGGCAAATTATTGGCGTATGACCAACCAGCTTCAAATAATGTGCCTGGATCTTTACCGTCAGTCACTACAACAACTAAGTCAGTGTTATACAAAGCCTGTATATTCACTGCCAATACATGCTCAGGTATCATTGTCTTTGGGTCAAACATACAATCATCCTTAGGACTAAAGTATGTTAAATCATGAAGCTTCAAATGATGCTTAATAGTCTCAACAACTTCAATCTGTGCAGGATTAAAGAATGGTGAAGCTATATACACATGGGGTTTGTTGTTAATTGTTTGCATGATCATTTCCTTTCCTTTTGTTATTTACTAAAGTACACATTATACATATCTATTTGCATAATCTTTAATTGCATTCATTAAAGATTGTTGAGTTTTGTCTTTACTCTCTACAGCTGCCACAATGGCCTCATCGATCGTGTCTTTTGCAATGATCTGATGAACCACGATATTATTCTTTTGACCTTGTCTCCAAAGCCGACGAATAAACTGATCATAGATCTCGAGAGACCACGTATTGCTAAACCAAATGACTGCATGCCCTGAACCTTGTAAGTTCAACCCATGCCCTGCCGACTGTGGGTGAGCCAGCAACACCGGTGTTAACCCTTTATTCCAATCATCTATGATGTCATTCATAGCATCACCAGACACACCAGAACCAATCACAGGGGCATCTGGAAATTTCTTTTTAAGCCTTATTAGATCATGCTTAAAATGATAGCCTATGAGGCACGGTTTGCCATTAAGCCCCTCCACAATTTCCTCAACCGCAGATATTTTCTCATCATGTAGATTTTTAGTTTCTTTTTCAGTGCCATCGACATAGATTGCCCCATTTGCTATTTGTTGACATTTACCAATAGAGACTGCAGCTGTTGATGCTGTAACTCTGCCATCTTCAAG